CAGAAAGAATATTTGATCTGGCAATTACATCCACATTAGAAGTGATAGCACCAGTAACAAGCAAAGATCCATTAATTACAGTAACTCCATTTAGAGTTTTTCCACCAGCTCTTGCTTCTGCACCTGCCTGTGCCTTTGCTCCAGCAAGAACTTCTGCACCAGTTAAAGTTTTTGCACCAATCCAATTTAAAATTCCAGTTCCATTTGTAATTGGAGAAACTATGTTAAGTACAGTTTGGTTTAAAATACTAATTATAGTTGAGTTTACTTGAATGCCAACAGGACCTGTTGGATCTCCAAGCATCACGTCCAATGGAGTTGGTGGTAAAGTTCTTGATGATACTTTAAAAATGGATAGTGGAGGAGGTGTAAGTGCCTCTACATTTACACACCTTGCAACCATTAAATTAGCTTCTGCTACTGGATATGTTAATGGGTTACCAACAATCATTGGTCCCTCAATATATGCAGAACCTCTAATTTCTGTTGGTCCTATACCCAATCCAACGGGTTCCCCACATCCAACAAATAATCTTCTCCCTACAAATAAATCGGGTACTTTCATTTCTTATCCTAATATATTTTCTAGTGTTTGTCTAACTTCGTTTATATATATGTTGCCCAGACATGGCTTAGATCCAATTTTTGGTCCTGCTGATATTGCAGTCGATGAACCATCAGCAAAGTCAATTAATCCCCCATAAGCATTTAAAATAGACTTACCAATAATATTCAAAGTATCGTTTGAGGCCATCTTAACGCTTACACCACCCTGAATATCAATTTCACTCTTACTATTTAAAATAATTTTTTCATTTGCAGAAAGACTAATAACACCATTGTCCAATCCAGGACCATCAGCAGTAATTAACTCAATATTTTGAGCACAAATTTTAATTCTTCCTGATGGTGCATTCAAAAGAATGTCTCCATCAACAGCATCGAAAACAATAGCATAATTTTCACTTGTTGTTTTTGCTTCTTTATCTGTAGTTGATGGTGCTTTTACGGAGTCTCCTGCTTTAACTTGAAATGTTCCTGTAGATCTTATAGTTGTTCCGTGCTTACGACTAGCACTTCCAGTAGATGACATTTCAATATAGTGGTTTGATTCTGTACCACTTCTAACAATGAATGCATCAATTTCATTGTTTTCTGTGATGTGGCCAAATTTCAATTCACCATCTTTATTACCATATCTTATTGTATGATAGTTTTTTGCTTTAGTCATTATAGAGGTACTCTAAAAAATTCTCTTCTTGTTTGTGGAATCTTTCCAACACAATCAATGACAGATATAATCTTGTCTTGAATTTCTGGTGTTGGTTCTTTAAGTTCATCTTGCGATATTCTATCTATGCAGAATCTTGGAAGAACTCTTGCATTATATCCAGTCTCTGTTTGAATAAAGATTTCTGGAACTTCTGTAAATCCTTCTCCTGGAGATGTAACCTTAACACTATTAATTAATCCAAATGCACCCAAAGTAATCTCTGCGGTTGCACCATTGGATGGTTCAATCACAACACTATCTCCTTCAGAATATAAGAATCCTGGATCTGATATTTCCAATCCACAAAGATATAGTATGACTGGATATGAACCGTCTGAAGATGATGGATAATCTTCATATGGTTTCACATCAGGTGCAGATGGTGTAGTAATTGTACCTGAATTCTGTACAATATATGGTACTCCTCCAGGAATAACTTCACCAGTTCCTTCTATAGGTGTGCTTGTTCCTGGTGGAGTAGTTACAGTATCTCCTACATTTACTGGGATAGTATTTCCTGGCGGAACTGGGATTTGCCAATCACCATTTGGATTTTGGATTGTAGTATCTTCTGCTTCAGCCCATGTTCTTCCTCCGCCACCTTGGTCTCCATTTGGTGTTGGTAAATATCCTGTTCCAGTCTCATCCATGATGACTGCAATAACACCTAATGTTGTTTCATTATCACCTAAGTTTCCAATGTCTTCATTATTCCCATCTATTGCTCCAGTACCAGTATCAGTACCAGTACCAGTACCAGTTCCATCAGTGTTACTCTTAGGTACTCTACCAATAATGGCTCTTCCGAATGCACCTCTACCTTTACCGCAGGCATCTACAAAACGAACAGTAGGTGGATTTGAGTAACCACCACCAGTATCTATAATATCAACGCCCAAAACTTCTCCAGATGCACTTACAATAGCATTACCAGAAGTTCCAGAACCTCCACCACCAAAAAATTCTACTGTTGGTGGACCACAAAGAATGGCATTTATGTTACATGGATTATCAAATATATCACCAAAATCTAAATCAAAATCAAAATTATCAGGATCAACAGACTGTTGAACTCCCCCTGCAAATGACTTGACTTTGTTTATAATTCCACCAATATCTAGATTTAATCCTTGCCCACCACCATCATAGATACTCCACTCCTTAATTTCAGCACAACTTGGAGGGTCATCGCATTTAATAAAACTCAAAATTGATATAACAATATCAAATATATCACCAACCAAATCAACTGCACCAAGAATTGCATTAACTGGGCCCATAATTGCTTTAATTGCGGAGTTAAGTAATCCACTTAACTTACCAATGATTCCACCTAAAATATTCTCTGCAGCACAAAGAGGAACATTAATATACTTATTAACAGCAGATAATAAGAACTTAGTAATTACTGATATTAATTGCCCAATAATTTTCCTGAACAGACAAGTAATTAATTCATTCGCAGTTTCAATTGCAACCTTTGCTTTTGGTCTGGCATTCGGAAAAAGAATGTAATAAAAATTCTTTGCACCTCTTTCAATATTTTCTTTTACTCTCTTCTGTATTTCAAGTACAACATTTTTTATAACTCCAGTTACTGCTCCTGCAACCTTTCCAACTTTATATGCAACATATTCTTCTACTCCAAAAGATTGGCCATCCTCACTAATAATTTCATTAGTAATTGAGTATCTCCAATCATATATTTCTTTCTTCTTTTTCTCAATATCAATGATAAGTTTTTGTATCTTTAATTGAATACCCGAAAAATTAATTAAATCACAATTATACGGAGATGCTATTGGAGATGGTGTTCTTTGGTCTTCTGCTGCTCTTTGGTCTGCTGCAGTATTAGCCTTATCAGCAGAATTTGAAACAGATTCTCCAAGGCCTGTTCTAAGACTTGGAGAACCTCCTGGTGGAATAGAATACTTCGCAACTCTTGCTGTACCTGTACTACTTGTATATCCGGAAAGAGTATCAAAACCATTCTGCTGTACTCTTTTCAATACCGTTTGATCATTATTACCAATACATCCAAGAATTATAGGTTCATTTCCATCAATACCATCTTTATAAAAACCAATGACAACTGAACCCTGTCTTAAGTTTGATGTTTGATAACTTGCTGCATGGCCTGTTCCACCAGTGACGGGATACACTACCTCACATAATTCTAACTTATCATCACTAAGTTTTTCTCTTACACGAGTATGTTTTCCTACAATTCTAACTTTATATCTTGCTCCCCATCCTGGAAGTTGATCTAGAGTATTCCATTTCTCCGCAATCTCATTGTCTTTCCAAGACTCATCAGATACAATAATCCCAGTCCACCAATAGAGTCCTGCTGATCCAATTTGTTCCGGGTTAAAATTTACTTGAGTCATCTTTTAAATGGTTTCCTTCCGTAAGAATCTCTAACAAGAGTAAACTGAGTCCAACAACCCTCTCTGGCATCAACTTGTTGTGCTAAGTTGGCTATCATATATATCCCACTATTTTTACCGCTCACTACTTGCGTTTTTCCTGGAGACTGTTCTGGAAAATCACAGAATATAATGTCACCAACTCTGTGAGAAAAATCTCCAGCAATTTTTGCGGTTAAGACAATAGTAAACAATTGATTATAACGACTTGCTGCCTGTGCAACAATCTCATCTACATTGTAGTCTTTCTCTTTTGATTTCTCTTTATTTAACTCTTGCTTTACACCAATTGGTTGCATCTTGCCAATAATTCTTGTTGGTTTATCAAACATTTCTTTAGGTAAACGTGGTAAGTTATTTCCTGCAAGATTGATTCCTTTTTCACCTTCTTTTTGAGAACCTATGTTCTTTTCTTTATATTCATTATCATAAAAATTGTATGTCTTAACTTGAGAACCATATGCACCTATGCTCATTTTTTGCTGAACATCAATATTAATAATGGGCATATACTCAAGAATCTTTCCATCATATTCGTCTGGAAGTTCTGTAGTATTTGTGAAAACATATTTTTTATATTGTATTCTTTCAGAGTCTAATAGTGATTCTATAGATTTAAATTTAAATCCATCATAATTTTCATAAAAGAAAAATCCTGCAGATTTACTTGTTCCATCTTTTGGTACGGACCTTTTACCTAACCAAGTACATTTATAAAATGGTTTCTCAACATGGCCATTAAATGAATACACATTATCAGTTTCTTCAATATCAACATCTTTCTCTGTTCTCAGATATTGTTTAAGAATATTTTCTACTGAGACTGATATTTTACCATCGAAAGGTCCATCAACTCTTGTTTCTACAAGTTCATTCATAAAAAATTCTTTGGTTACCAAATCAATTACAAATACCATCTTCTGAGTATCTTCAAGTTTGTTTCTAATTTTTGCAACATAAAGACACTTCTCATCGATGAATTCCAATTTGTTTTTATATCCATCTTCGATTACAAGTTCTACTCTTTCACCACCACACATATCCAAACCATCAATCAATCCAAGATATTTTTGATTCTGAGAATCTCTGACAGCATATCCAATATCTGCTATTGTTACAGTAGCAGATACTTGATTCTCCAATATACTTTCATTGTATTGTAGATTCAAAAAATATCCTTCACCTGTTGTCAAGTCAACAGAATTTTTTCCATCATTGGAATATATTTTAAACTTTCCTATGTTATATTGCCTTGCAACCTGATTCTCTAATCCCATTATCCTACAGATAGTGCTGCTATATTATTATCTATGTTAGAACTAGAAGAGTCTGCTACAAATCCACCACCTCCCATTCCACCCATTGAAACTGGTTTTTCTATAATTACTCTCTGCACCATAATAGTATTGCCACTCATAGATGGATTATAGTAACTTGTATAATTTTTTAACACTGAAAGAGAATCTGTATAGTTTGCTTTATTAAGAGCACTCAGCAGTCCAGGATAGTTATCTTCCAGTGCAGCTGTGGTATCGGCATCAAATACAAATTCATTTCCTCTATCTCCAAGAATTGCCTTTGTTAATCCTCTAACCCATCCTCCAGATTTATATGCAACGTGAACATGGTCTTGATGATACCTATCGTTTCCTGCGTGGAGTAATTCTACAGGAGAATATCCAGTCTTTTTTCCAAATTTGTCAATCACACTAAGAATTGGCGGTTGTTCATAATCGTATGCACCAATATCAATTGCTCTCCCGTCATAGTGATAAGAATTTTTAGAATGAACTGAATTAACGCCACCAAATTCAGGGTGTTCAGTCACTGCTTGGAAATCTGGTCCTTTCCTAAGTTCGCTCTCAATAAATCTACCAAGTTCTCCGGCAATTTTACTTCCCTGAGAACCATATCCAGAACCTTTTGTGATAGAACCAGATTCAGAATAAGAAATTTTAGAAATATCATCTCTTGTTCCTGTAACATCAGCAAATCTTAACATCAAGTCTTTTAGTTTTTGTGAGTACATGGGATCAGTAGCATAACCTTCAGAACGAAGCATATCTGCCGCATTTTCTGCACTACTAGCATTGTTAACTCCATCATACCCACGATAGTTCTTGTACCATTGAGTTACAAGATGATTAACTGAATCTTGTGGACTATCAAAGTTCTTAAATCTTGCTGCAGTCTGAACAGTTTTTCCTCCATAAACTTCTTGAGTTGATGAAAGTGTTGCAGACTCACTTGACGTTGCCTTAATTCCAAAGAAATTATTTTTTCCTGCAAGACTTTGGCCCCAACCAGATTCCAGCGCAAACTGTGCAGCTACAAGTTGAGGATACTTTGCACCTGCTGCTTCTGCCATTGCATAGAATGCCTTCCACTTCTCTATTTGGGAACCAGTAATTACTCCCGAAGACTTTCTTGATTCTGGTTTTTCTGATTGTGATTGTCCGGGTTTTATTTTATCTTGGTCTTTTGTTCTATTTTCTTTTGCAGTGACTGGTTTTTTATTCTTAAAGAAATAATCATAAACTTTACCTCCAACCCAATCACCCAAAAGACTTCCAATAACTGCTCCAATTGGACCACCAAGACCAGTTCCGATTGCACCAACCAATGCAGTTCCTATTGCTTTAAATGCAGAACGTCCAAGAGGTTCCTTAAAAACAAAATAATTTAATGCAAAATCTATGAATGCACCAACGATTGGAATTCTTTTTACAAGTGGACTTATAAACCTTTTAGTTAACTTTAATGCTTGCTTAGAACCTCTTCTACCTAATGTTTTTGCTACAGCACCTCTAGTAAATTTTGTCAATCCACTTCTTTGAGCAGACTTTGGAAGATTTTTTAAATTTTCTTTTCCAAATCTTTCAATAAATTTGTCTCTACCATACCTTTGAAAATATCTTCTCTGTGCACTAGCATTTACTCTTCTCCCTTTAGTATCAAATCCTCGTTTTTGAACTCCTTTACCACCTCCTCCTTTACCACTAAAATCAGTTCCACCACTTGCAGCAATGGCTGCAATGATTGCAATGTTTGCAAATCTATTAAATTGCTTACTGAATTCGTCAAACTTTTTTTCCGCATCCTCACCACCGATTTTCTTTGTAAGTTCTCTAACTTTATCATATGCATTATATCCAAGTTCAATAAAGGAAACTGTAGCATTTAAAATCTTTCCAGAAAAATAGATAAGAAAATCTGAGACTGGGCCTATAACCTTTCCAATTTGTAATAATCTTGGAAGATACTCTCCAAAATTATTAAGAAAGTTTCCAAGAAGACTATAGAAAATAAAATTCCCAATCTTGTCTAAGAAACTAAGACCAGGTAAAGATAAAAATTTAGAACCTTCTTTTTTCTTTTTCTTTTTTCCTTCTAAAGATCTTTCCTTTTTATCTCTACTTTCATTCTCTAAGGATTTTCTTTTTCTTTCCTGCTGCTTTTTTATAAATTCATTTCTATTGCCAAGAATTTTATCTATCTTAATTGTACTCTTTTTAATCTTAATGACTTCAAATAATATAGATTTCCTTACAATCTTTGGTGCTTGTTCTTCAGTTTCTTCTGGTTTTATATCAGAAGCCTTTACAATGGCAGAAGATTTTGGTTGTAAATTTGCTATTGGCACAAGAAATTTTTGGTTGTCCAAAGAATTTCCCGATGACTTTGATGGTGGTAGTAGTTTTTCGGAGTCTATTACTGCCATTTTATACTATCCCGTATATTCCTGCGTTTATAGATGCTTTATCACTAAAAGGACTTCCAATAAATTCTGGAATTTTTGTTCCATCATTCACACCCATCTGTTTAGGAGGTAATGATTGTACTATATCTGGCAAAGGAATGAATGAAGAACTAGAACCACTGGGAAGTGGTCCTGGAATCATCATATTAACTCTTGAACCAGAAGTTAATTGTAATTGAGAATAATTCTGATTTGGCGAATAGTTTACTGGGTAACTATTCGATTTCATAATATTCTGAGAAATCATCTTGTAATTATTTGTGTACCTATTCCCAACATTTCCAACAGAAACATTATTATAACTTCTGGAAGTCATTCCTACAGGAGGTTTTTCACGGTTCTCAACTTTATTTTTTCTCAAAGATTGCATATTAAAAAATGGTAACTTAAATTTATTTGGTTTCGTACTAATCTTCTTTTTACCGATCATTCCACCACCAGCAGCAAATTGTATATTATTAATTGTAGAGGGTTTGTTGGTTCCTCCACCAATCTCATTCATACCTAAGAAAGTATCTGCACCAAAAGTATCAACTGCTGGTTTGGAGATTACAATTTCTCCTGGAGTTGCTGCAACTAACTGTGTATCAGAACCAGCACCAGATATTTTCAATCCAGAACCAGAATTAATTACCCCACCACCATCAAATCTAATATCTTTTGCTGATATTTTATTTTCTGGAACTGACCCACCGCCGCTAAATCCATATGATTTTGTCTGTCCAGTTTCAAGTTTATTAATTTGCTCATCAATTTCAGATCCAACACCCTGAAGTTTTTCTAAGAAACCTAAATTTTCTTTTTGTTTTTTCAGTGCTTCTATCTTTTCCTCTTTACTACCAGGAGCTGCTTGAGTTTTTCTTTCTTCTGCATCAACAGTCTCTGGGAATAGTTTAGGTACAACTGCGCCTGCAGCAAATAATCCTGCACCAACACCTGCAGCAAGAAGTGCAGGATTTTTCTTCATAAAAGATAAAAGTTTTGGAATAGCAAATTTGGTAAGTCTAAAGGTCAGTTTTAAAACAGTTCCAATGAATGCTCTAATAAATCTACCAAATGGATTTGTGAAAAGGAATAGTGCTCCTAGAATTGCAGGCCACCAATCCTTCAAAAATCTTACAATAGTATCTACTTTCTTTTTATTTTTTTCGTCAGAGAACCAATCTATAAATGAACGAAATGCTCTTCCCAAAATACTATATGCAAGAAATCTGAATATAGAATTCAAAACTCCTCGTATTGGAGAAAAAACTTTTGCAATAGAACCTAATGCTCCGCCCTTTTTCTGTTTTTTCTTTTCTAATTCAGATTCTCTTTTATTTCTTCTTGCAATCTGATCTCTTTTTCTCTCAAGTTCTGCAGTTTCTTTTTCTAACCTAACTTGATCCTTTAAACTATCAAGAATACTTTCTACAGTTTCTCTGATTGTAATAACATTTTCTAATAATCTATCAGTCTTTTCTTTTGACTCTTCACCGGAAACCTCTGCTTCAGGAATAATGGCTTTACTTACAAGATAGTACTGTTGCTTATCTTCTTTTCTAATTGCACCAGATATGCCACCAAGGTCATCTGCAGTTATCTTTTTCTTCTTTAACTTAAATCTACCAACCTTTCTTCTTACTCTTTTTAATTCACCTTGCAGTAACATCACCTCCTCTGTTGGGATTTCCTTTGTACCCAATACACTATACCTTATATTTGCTTCTTTTAAAAGAGTCTTATAGGTATCATAGTCAATGTCAAAAGTATCTTCTAGACCTAAAAGTCTTAATATCCTTTCATCAATTTCTTCCTCAACTAGATCATCTTCTCGTGTTCCTTCATAGAGGGCAAGAGCTCTTTCTCTTTTACCCTCATCTTGAATACTGTTTAGTAGATCATCTAAGTCGGGAAAATCAGGATCCATTAGATTGCTGCTTTTGTTTTTCTTCTTCCAGATGATTTTTTAATAAAGTAACATAGATGTCCCGTTCCCAGGGAATCAAATTTTCAATCTCTGTCAAAGAGTATTTATGGTATTGGAGGAGAGCAAAATTTAACATATAATAATTTTCAAGATCCATATGGATCATTGCTATACGAAAAAAGATGATAACCCTTCAAGAACAACTTCACTTTCAACTTTGGTATTTGGATTGGTTATTTTAATATTGTGAGCTAACTTTGGCATAGTCTCAAAAAACTTCTCAATCTTTTTAAATTGAGACGAATTCATTTGATCTAAAAACTCATTAACCTCCTTTTTAGTTACATCACTAGTTGACCAAACTTCATCTGCTGTACAAATCTTATCAATACATGATGCAATCAGATCAAATGCTTGGTCCATATCATTGGTTGCATTCAAATCAAAATTGTTCTTAATGAACTGCTCAAGTGATGGATATCTCATTTGAAGAACAATGTCATCATCAATCTTAATGTTTTGATCATGACCTTCATACTTTTGTACCTCAATCTCATCGACTAAAATCTTAACTGATACTGTTGTTTGACCATCATCTGGACAAATGACATTAACTTCAATCTCTTCTCCTACAGATTTTCCTCTGATATTGAGAAACAAATATTCAATATCAAAGGTTGGTAAAGTTTCTACTTTAACTCCTCTTGTTTGAATACAACTCTTAATAACTGTTTTTATTGATTCTGTAATTTGCTTGGGATCTTCACTCTCAAGTGCAAGTACGAGCAACTTTTCTTCTCTAACTAAAAATGGCCTATACTTAATTTCTTTCCCTGTTGATGGTAATGTCAAGAAATAAGTAGGCGTCGAAATCTTTGGTAATGGCATAATGACCTATAGAATTTCAGTTCTGATTATTTATCACCGTGCTCGGAAGTTATATCAGTTAGCATCGCCATTGACAATATCATCCTTTTTAATTATATCTCTAGAAAGAACATAACGACTGTAATTAAAAGATACAGTGCACTTTAAGAGTTGAGAAGAGTCATAAGAAACTGGTATTGAATTAATGCTTATTGGAAATGCATTAATAAACTGATAAGTCAAATATCTCCCAGAATAATCTTTTTCAAATTTAGTTATTGAAAGATAATCACTCTTATAAAAATCTGGAAAATTTATTCTATAATTGTAATTGGGGGTTCTTTGGCGTTTTATATCATTTTCACCAACAATAAATGATAACCAGCTCTCAAAGTAATCAATAATATAATGATTTACATCTACGTAAAAAGTAAAGTCTGCATTTTGATCATATAGTCTTCTGTATGCATGTCTTTCAGAAACTCCAGTATAATCTCCATTAATATCAGTTGTTGCCAAACTCGAACCTGGCAATGATGCTTCACAACAAGATAACTCAATCAATTCTTGGTTTGAATTCCAATCAGCACCAAGAAATCCTGCACTCTTTCTCTGCTCCTGAAATTGTTGAAGTGGAGAATCGTTAGTTCTTTTTGGTGGATTAAATTGACAAACATAATGAGAAGTTAATGCTGGTTGCAATAACTTACTTTTAATCTCACTCATTCTATAAGGTCTTACGTTTGTTGCTGCCATCTATAAATATTTCTACCTTATATATTATGTAGTAAAGATAATGGCACAAAGTATAAAAAGTAGATTTAAACCATCATACCCACAAAAATATAAGGGAGATTCAAATAATATTATCTGTAGAAGTAGTTGGGAAAGAAGATTCTGTAATTGGTGTGACCTGAACGAAAATATATTAGAGTGGGGTTCTGAAGAATTTTGGATTCCATATAAATCTCCAGTAGACAATAGAGTTCATAGATACTTTCCTGATTTTATTATTAAGGTTAAAGAATCTACTGGTCAGATTAAAACCTATGTGATTGAAGTAAAGCCAAAAAAACAAACCATACAACCAAAAGAACCAAAAAGAAAGACAAAAAGTTGGTTGTATGAGATGAAGACATATGCAGTTAATCAAGCAAAATGGAAAGCTGCAAAAGAATTCTGTGATGATAGACTTATAGAATTTAAAATCATAACAGAAAACGAACTCGGACTCAAGTAATGGCAAAAGGATTTGGA